TCTACCTGAACTACGCAGACAAGACACCAAGAATCGTCAGAATTCTATTGATGATATTGACCCGTTTGTCCGTCAAGAGTTTCAGATCAAAATGAAGAGGCACTTTGATGAGGGAATGAAACTCTACAAAGAGATGCTTGATGCATCGATCGCAAAGGAGTGTGCTCGTTTTGTGCTTCCTTTAGCAACGCCCACAAGAATCTACATGACCGGTTCTGTAAGATCATGGCTACATTATATTGAATTGCGTTCTGCTAATGGTACGCAGAAGGAGCACATGGACATTGCACTTGGTGCAAAAGAAATTTTCATTCAACAGTTCCCTGCCGTTGCGGAAGCAATGGAATGGATTTAATAAATAGTTACACGGATAGGTGATTTATGGCAACGTACCCAGTAAGGCACAAAGAGACTGGTGAAACCAAAGACGTGAAGATGAGTATTCACGACTGGGACCAGTGGAAAGTTGATAACCCAGAGTGGGAAAGATATTTTACAGCAGAGAACGCACCGAACTTTGGAGAGATAGGTGAGGTTTACGACAAACTTAAGAAATCTCACCCCGGCTGGAACGATGTCTTGCGAAAGGCATCGAAAATGCCAGGTTCCAATGTCCGTCCTGTTTAATCTTTTCTATGCCCGCAAAAAGAAAGTCGCAGTCCCCCATCGTTCCATTTGGAATGAGCAACAAAACCATGAAAAGAAAGAAACCACTAAACACAGACTTGATGAAAAACATCGAGCCTCTGACACAGAATCAAGAAGAACTTTTCCGTTGCTATAAAAACAATCAGAACCTTGTAGCGTATGGTTGTGCGGGAACAGGAAAGACCTTCATCACCCTCTACAATGCTCTCAAAGATGTCTTTGATATGAAGACACCCTACGAGAAGATCTACATCGTCAGATCTCTTGTAGCGACCAGAGAGATTGGTTTCCTTCCTGGAGACCATGAGGACAAGTCTTCACTCTATCAAATTCCATATAAGAATATGGTGAAGTTCATGTTTGAACTTCCAACAGAGGCAGACTTTGAGATGCTGTATGGTAACTTGAAGACTCAGGGAACTATTTCTTTCTGGTCTACTTCATTCATTCGCGGCACAACTCTGGACAACGCAATCATCATTGTTGATGAATTCCAGAATTTGAACTATCATGAACTTGATAGTATTATCACCAGGGTTGGTGAAAATAGTAAGATCATGTTCTGCGGTGATGCAACTCAGTCGGACCTTCTTAAGGACAAAGAAAGAAATGGCATCGCAGACTTCATGAAGATCTTGCGTATTATGCCTTCAGTTGATATCATTGAGTTCAGTGTCGAAGACATTGTTCGCTCTGGATTAGTGAAGGAGTATCTACTTGCTAAAATGGAAACTATGTAAAACATGAATTTTATTCATCATAATTATCTCGGTGATCTTGAACTAAACAAAAAGGAAACCAATGGCATCCGTCTCTACAATCTTCCAAGTGGAGACTGGGTGCCTTCTATTACGTCTGTAACCTCTTTCTATAACAGAGAGATCTTTGCTAAATGGAGAGCAAGGATTGGTATCGAAGAGGCAAATAAAATCACCAGGAAGGCAACGGCTCGTGGAACAGACTTCCACGCAGCAACCGAACTTTACATGTTGAACAAAGAAATAAACTGGGATGAGTTTAGACCTCTGACCAAGTTTATGTTTCACCATGCGAAACCATATCTGGACAAGATAAATAATGTACACGCTATAGAAAGGACTCTGTACTCTGAGTACCTTGGTCTTGCGGGTAGAGTTGACTGCATAGCAGAGTACGAAGGCGAGTTGGCAGTCATCGATTTCAAAACATCCGAAAAAATCAAACCTGAAAAGTGGTTGGAGAACTATTTCGTTCAAGAAATGTTCTATGCTTCTGCTTACTACGAACTCACAGGTATTCCCGTTAAGAAACTCATTACCATCATGGTTACTCCTGGTGGTGAAGTCAAAGTATTTGACAAACGTGACAAAGGGGAGTATATTAAATTGTTAGTTCGATATATTAAGGAATTTGTATCTCACAATCTTAGGTCAGAGAATGGAGAATGAATTAGAAAAAGTGTTAGAGAGTAAGTTCTTCTGCCCTTCTCGATTTGCACAAGAAATTGAAAGTCTTGTACATGAAAACGAAGGAATGAGTTACATTGATGCCATTGTTCATTTTTGCGAACTACAAAGCATTGACGTTGAATCTGTTCCCAAACTTATTTCTAAACCTCTCAAAGAAAAACTCAAGTACGAAGCAATGGAACTAAACTTCTTGAAGAAGAGTTCCAGAGCAAAATTACCCCTATAATCCATTTTAGGGGGAAAAAATTTTCCGGCAAAAAATTACTATATTACTTTTTTGATGATGCCGTTTGATGCCTATAAGCAATATCTTTCCCTGAAGAATCACTTCACGAAAGAGAAATATGATTACCACAAATACTGTGGTAAGAGCCGTGCTACAGTAAAGTCTTTCTATAAAAGGAAAGATAGATTCTGGTTTGAAAAATTAGCACGAAACAAATCTGATCAAGAAGTTGTTGAGTTCTTTGTCTCCAATTTCGTTACCTGCACTGACCCAGGTAAACTATGGATTGGAGAAATGATCAGAGAAGGTGAGGGTCGATACACCTCATGGAAAAGAAGAACACAATCCCTCTCTTATGTTTTTAAACAAGAGATGGAGTCCGTACTTGCAGGTCGGGATATTAACTCTGCATTTGCAAGCACAAACGGACACTCACCAATGCTCAAAGGATATCTCAGTGGAGATGTTTCTCTTGAGACAATGGTAATCTGTGATAAGATACTTGGTTATCGAACTGATTATGATAAAACACTGACGGATCCGGTGTGGGAAACCGTCAGTATGAGAATGCGGAAGTATTCTCCGTTCCTAAATATCGATGTATTCCACTACAAAAAAATTCTGAAGGAGATGGTCCATGGCACTTGACAATGCAACAGTATTAGAAAATCTGCAAAAACAGAGAGTTGAAATTGAACAGCAACTTGAAACTCTTCGCACCACTTACCTGAAAGTTCTTGGCGCGATTGATGCACTGTCTCAAATTGAAGAGGCGAATGCTGAACCAGAATCTGAACCCGAAGAGGAGTCCGAAGAGGAATGAGTTTCTTTGACTCAGAGGTTGTCCGTGCAGAGATGACCGAAATTAGTGAACTGCAAGAGGACGTTTATACTAACGTCTTCAAATTTCCAACTATGAATAAAGAAGAAAAACTTTTTCATGTTGGACTTCTGGGAAAACTGATAGAGAAACAAAAGATTCTCTACACTCGTTTGAGTCTGTCTGATGACCCAGATGCAAAACTTATGAAACAAAATATCGTTGACTCTGCTAAAATGATGGGACTCTCATCAGAGGTTGATATGAGTGTTGTTTTTTCCAATATGGAAAAAATGCTTGAGGTGATGAAACAGAGTATTGACGACGCCGACTCCAGCGTGTAGAATAATGGGGTACACAAAAGCCAAATACGTACAAACACAACGAATCCTATGTCTTTCGCAAATCTTAAGAAGCAATCTTCCCTTGGTTCACTGACCTCTAAACTGGTCAAGGAAGTTGAGAAGATGAACAATACTGGTGGCGGTGGTGATGACCGTCTCTGGAAACCTGAAATGGATAAGACTGGCAACGGTTATGCAGTCATCCGTTTCCTGCCCGCCCCTAATGATGAGGAACTTCCTTGGGCAAAGATGTACTCCCATGCCTTCCAAGGCCCTGGTGGTTGGTACATTGAGAACTCACTGACCACAATCGGTCAGAAGGATCCTCTTGGCGAATACAACCGCGAACTGTGGAACAGTGGTAACGAGACCGATAAGGACACTGTTCGCAAGCAAAAGCGCAAACTGTCTTACTACAGCAACATCTATGTTGTGCAGGACAAGGCAAACCCTCACAACGAAGGTAAAGTCTTCCTGTTCAAGTATGGTAAGAAGATCTTTGACAAGATCATGGAAGCAATGCAACCTGAGTTTGAGGATGAGACTCCGATCAACCCCTTTGACTTCTGGCAGGGTGCTAACTTCAAACTGAAGATCAAGAAGGTTCAAG